ACACAACAGTTTTCGGAAATGTTGCAAGAGTGTACGACCCAACTTTGCAGGACAATGAAGTAACCGCAACCTTGTACATGACATACGGCGCATCAGAGGTGTACGCCACATTGAAGGCACTTGTCGGCACTCGCACAACAGTTGTTCTTCAAGAAGGATCTACTGTCGGGAACAAGATTTGGACAGTTTCCAATAGTTACCTCGAAACGCTACCAATCATGAACGCGGCCTTGGGCGAGATTCAATCCATCGACATTTCGTTCAAGGGTGGAACAATCGTCGAAACAGCCGTCGTCTAATCTCAACCAAAAAGGAAACCCGACATGAGAATCAAACTAAACGTCGAAACCGTAGATGGCTCATACACGGTCACCACGACCATGGCATCCATCGTTGCATTTGAACGCAAATACAAAATCGGTGCAGGCCAGTTAGCTGGCGACATCCACATCGAATGGCTTGCCTATTTGGCATACGAATCGGCAAAGCGTGCCGGCATCGTCGTGCCAATCGTTTTTGATGACTACCTAGATCAAGTCATCAATATCGAGCCTGAAGACGTAGGCCCTGAAAACCCTACGCTCGCGGTACCTACCGCAGAGCCTTAGCAGAACTACTGGTCGCCGTACACTGGTGGCCACCCGATGTACCATTTGACACTGACGATCTAGTGACGGTCGCCAAGGTATTAAAGGAACAATCGAAATGACGACATCGGCAAGCATCAGAGTTGTAGGCGTCAAATCTGCTTTGGCCGAATTAAACGCAATTGACAAACAGTTACGCCGTCGCATCACCTACGAATATGCGGACATTGTTGCGCCCATTGTTAATGAAGCAAAGTTTCTTGTGCCAGCACGTGCGCCTATGTCTGGCTGGTATCGAGCATGGACGCCACGTAACCAGTACGGCAGATTTGGCGGTGCGGTGTTGCCTTGGGTGAACGGTGCAGCTGGCTACCGAATCAAACCATACGTGTCTGGCAAACGCCCACGCACAATCGGTGGATATACAAAAAACCTTGCCGCATTTGGTATTCGCTGGACCGATAAAACAGCTGTGCTTTTTGACGCCAGTGGTCAGTCGCGAACCAAATCAGGCGACCAGATGATTAAAACTTTGGGTGAACGTTACGGTGCGCCATCACGCGCTATGTGGCGTGCCTACGATCAGGCAGGACCAGACATGCAATATGAGTTGCGCCAGCTGGTAGAAAAAATCATGCGATCTGTTGGACGCAATATAAAGGTCAAAAACTAATGGCAATCAATATTCCAATCATCACAGATTTCGATGCTCGCGGAATCAAAAAAGCCGAAAAGGCGTTTGCTGGAATCAGCACCGCTGGCAACAAAATGGGCAGTGCGCTCAAATCAGCGTTGCTACCTGTGGGTATTGCTTTGGGTGGTTTGGCTGTGGCCGGCGCAAAGTTTGCGATGGCTGCTGCTGAGGATCAGAAGTCGGCTGCGTTGCTTGCTCGCCAGTTGAAAGTTACGACTAGGGCTACTGATGCCCAGGTGAAAGCCACTGAGGATTTCGTTTTGCAAATGTCTTTGGCTAACGGCGTGGCTGATGATGAGTTGAGGCCGTCGCTGTCTAAGTTGGTTAGGGGCACTAAGGATGTAACTAAGGCACAGAAATTGCTTGCGTTATCGCTTGACATTTCTAAGGGCAGCGGCAAAAGCCTGAGCCAAGTGACCGACAGTATTTCTAAGGCCCTGGGTGGCAACATGACTGCACTGGCGCGTCTATCTCCTGAAGTTAAGCAAATGGTCAAAGACCAAAAAAGTCTTGATGAGATTTTGCAAGCATTGGGCAAAACCTATAAGGGTGCTGCTAGTACCGCAGCGAACACGTTTCAGGGCCGTATGGAGCGTCTCAAGGTGGCTATCAATGAAACCAAAGAGTCAATTGGTTACGCCTTGATGCCTATTTTTGAAACGATGGTTGCTTTTATTGAGAGCCACGTTCTTCCTGTCATCCAAAAGTTTGTCGACTCGATTGGTGAAAAAGGTTTAAGCAAAGCCTTAAAAGATTCAGCTAAAGACATGTTCAACTGGTATCGAGAACTTGATGGCGCTGCTGGTGCAATTACTGATTTGACCACGGCCATGGGTTTGCTTTATGGGGTATTCAAAGCTTTCTCTGGGCTGACTGCTGCAATTGGAGTTTTGCAAGGTTTAAGCACAGCTCTTGGTGGTTTGTCAGCATTTGGTGCTGGTGTTGGCGCGGCAGGTCTTGGCACGCTTTCTGCGGTGCTTGGCCTGTTAGTAATAAACCTTGCTGCATTTATCAGTTTGTTACGCGACAAAGACAGTTTCGCCTACGCAGTAGCAGCCGTCAAAGACTTCGCTTCACTGATTGCAAACATCTTTATTAAAATGGCTAACGCTATTGTCGATGCTGCAAACCTTGCAGTCAAAGCAGCCAACCTGCTCGCACCAGGATCGCCGTTTGCAGAGCTGCCACAAATCGGATATTTCGACGTCAACCGCACAATGAATCTTCAGAACGGCGCACCCACAGTTGCAAACCCATCCAACTACAAAGATGTAGGCGTCACATCTATCACCGTCAATACAGGCGTAGGCGACAAAGTAGCCATAGCAAAAGAAATCGCAGACCTACTCAGCCTCAACCAGCGCCGCACCGGCAGCGCACTGGCAAGGTAGCAATGGCATACCCAGAACCCAAGGTGTATGTCGCATTCGATGACGGCCCCTATGTGCTGTCACCAACCTGGACAGACATAACCAGCAGCGTCCGATCAATGACCATCGACCGCGGCAGAGGCGGCGACTGGGACACATTCAGCGGAACAGCAAACGTAGTCCTAAACAACCGCACACGCCTATACGACCCTTTCTACACATCAGGCACCTACTACGGCAAACTACTGCCACGACGCCAAATCAAAATAGAAGCCACCTACGCCAGCACTACCTACGCAGTGTTCCGCGGATACATCGACGGATGGCCACCAACATGGACAGACGCCGGCGGTGATTCCACAGTCACATTGTCTTGCTATGACTGTATGACTTTGCTTGCACAAGTGCAGCTGCCTGCCGACTGGGCGCGTTCATACATCCTGAGCACATCGCCACGCCACTACTACCCATGTGACGACCCAATCATCCAGTTACAAACAGGCACCATCACCGACCTTGGTACGACACCACTTAACCTGACTTACCAGACCATTGCGACACCAGGTTCACAACTAGCAGACGGCCTCGTTAGTGCCTCTTTGGCTGGGGCATCCAGTTCAACCCTCGACAACATAGCCACCAATGACCCTGGGTTTGGGGGGCCAGCCTCATTCACTTCAGACCAGTTTTTTACTGTTGCATTTTGGGTGATACCTGAAAGCGGACCGGCAGGCATCATCGGTGGTCAATGCGCAAACTTTGGTTGGAACGTCGATTTTGTATCAGGCAAGTTCACCGTCGCCGTTGCCTCGTATGCCGACCAATATGTTTATTCATACACAACCACCACAAACGAACTGAACCAAGCAGAGGCATACCATTTTGCTTTTACTTGGAACGCAACAGCCAAAACAGCCGAAATCTACGTCAACGGTATTGTCGTCACAGGCACCAAAACATCAACATCAACATTGGTTCTATATAGCAACCAAGATTTTGTTTCTGTATATCAAGGCCCAATCCAGCAAATCCTTATTTACACAGCCGTCACAGCCACCCAAGCCCAAATCCAAAACATCATCAAATATTCGCAAGCATCCTTTTACGAAACGACAGCTGCACGAATCTCTCGCATCATCGCAGAGACACCGTTCAGTAGCAGCCTGGTCAGCGCAAACGGCACCCAATACATAGCCGAAATAACAGACAACGCACCATTCGCCGGCCCTGAATTGCAAATTACTGCAAACACTGAAGGCGGGCCGCTGTACGTTTCCAAAACTGGGGTGCTGACACAGACTGCGACGTATACACAATTTACGCAAACAAAGTCTTTCAACACGCAAGCCACCTATGGCAGCGGTGGCTTAGGGCTAGGTCAAAATGTTGGTTTGCAATATGACGGCGACTCTATGCGCAACGTCATCAATGTGAACATGACTGGTGGCGGCGTCACCAAAGTAACTGGATCAGTATCTACCAGCGTCTATGGGCAAGCCACCCAATCGTGGGATGCCTACATGCCAAGCGTCAGCCAATCGTCTCTAGTTGGCAATATTTTGGTTGGCCTTGGTCAATACGTGTTTGCACGATTTGAAGATTTTGAAGCTGTAATTTCACCTAGTGCAAACTGGGCAAGCACTTTGGCTTTAGAGCTGCTGGAACGCATCGATGTAAACGTCGCACCACCCACCGGCAACGTCATCAGCCAAAGTTTGCAATTAAACCGCATACGCCATGAGGTACAGCCTGGGCTTTGGCAAACATATCTAAACGGTTCAGACCGTTGGGGTTCAGCTTTCCGTCTTGACGCGTCATTACTAGATGGCCCTGACGTCTTGCTGTACGCTGTGTAGCCATGGCCGTTAAAACCTTTACCAGCGAAGTCTTAACCAGCGCGGATGTGAACACATACCTCACAAACTCTGGGCTGGTCTATGTCACCAACGCCACAGCAACCAGCGGCACTTCGCTATCAGTCAATAACTGTTTTACTTCTACTTATTCGGCGTATCGCATTGTTGTGACCAGGTGCACTATTGGTGCTGTGTCAGGTATGAATATGAGAATGAGGGCATCTGGCACAGATCAAGCGACTTTGTATTACAACATTAGAAGCGGTTACAACTACGCCACAAGCGCAGCAGATGTATCGGCAGTAAATAATGGCACTGAATGGAACTTGCCTTTAATTAGCGATACTACAAGTGCGGCCTGTGTCATCGACATTTACAATCCCCAAGAAGCCCACAAAACTCAATACTCAGCGCAAGGTTCTGATTCCAGAACTGCCGGCGTGGGTGCTTTAGTAAGTGGTGGGATGCTTAACAACACGACTGCTTATGACGGTTTCACTATTTATTCAGGACAAACAATTACAAGTTTAAACCTCACCGTTTATGGCTATCGCAAGGGCTGACCATGACAATCTCTAACCCCCCTAAAGCACTCATAGCCCTAGTCGGTCTTATCTGTATCACCCTGCTAATGGCTCTCAAATCTATTGACCAATCAACAGGGATGCCAGTACTTACACTTGTAATCGGATACGCCGTCGGCAACGGAATCGCAGCCAGGTCTAATTCACCAGTCGAACCCATAATCTCAAGAAAGAATGAAAAATGATTAGCACCGCATACACAGTCACCACTACAGCCGTCAAGGTCTACGACAAAACAAACGCCAGCGAACGCATCTATGTGCGCCCCACAGGTGCAGACATGTACCTGGGCGGTGCCGGCGTAACCGTCGCTAATGGCTTAAAACTTGACGCAAATACTGTCACTGAAATCTTCATTGATGGCGCAGAAACTTTGTATGCCATCGTCAATACAGGCAGTCACACTCTGACTGTGTTGGCTCCTAACCAGTCATGACCAGCAGCAAGAAACCTTATGTCCCCGCTAAAACCGCATCGAAGGGTAAAAGGGCAGGCACCGAAAAGTTCAGCGAATTATGCCGCCGGCGTAGCACTTGGGCATTTACGAACCTTGGAACTTGGGTAGTCAGGGACATCCGTAATAAGCCTGGAGTGATGAGTCAACATGCAGCTGGCCTTGCGCTTGACCTGCAGTATTCCGATCGTGCTATGTGCCTCAAAGCTCTCGACTGGCTTATAGCCAACAGCGATGAGTTAGGCATCAGCCTGGTCAATGACTACATGTTTGGCAAGTACGGTCGCACGTGGATTTGTAATCGTGCAGCATGGAAAGTGCACACCACCAACACCATCGGTATCAGAGGCCACTGGATACACATTGAACTGCACAAATTGTTTGCAGATAATCCAACGCTGGTCGAAAAAAACTGGAGAGGAATACCCAAGCCATGATTTTTGTATCTCAGGACGCAGTTGACCTAGGACTCGAATGGTATCCAGGTGATCCAGTCAGCCTCACATGGCGTGTTGCAGCTGTTAACTGGTCAGGCACTTACACAGCAAAATTGCGCAAAAACGAAAACCCATCGTCAGAAGAATTAGCAACATTCACTGTCACTGCCACTTATGACGCGGTAAATCTTTGGACTACTTTCGTAGTTACTTTGGCAACTTCAATTCCACAAGGTGAGTACTGGTGGTCCTGCAAACAAACTGGTGGTACTACACGTTTCAGCGGTTTGGTGATTGTCAGTGCCTGATCCAATCATTATTGAAAACCTGCAACCCCCTGTAATTATTGAGGTTGACCAGTCGATTTATACAATCACTGGTGAGGTTGCTGGTACGCCAGGTATTCAAGGCCCAACTGGCCCCACAGGTCCTACTGGCCCAACTGGTGCGACCGGTGCAATAGGTGCTACAGGCCCGACCGGTGCTACTGGTGCGACAGGTGCGACAGGTGCCGTCGGTGCTACTGGCGCACAAGGTATTCAGGGTGACACTGGCCCTGCTGGTCCTACTGGCCCTACAGGTGCCGTCGGTGCTACTGGCGCTACTGGTGCTACTGGTGCTACAGGCTCTACAGGGCCAACTGGTGCAACTGGAGCAACTGGCCCAACTGGTGCTACTGGTGCTACAGGGGCTGACTCGACTGTTCCAGGGCCTACTGGGCCGACTGGTGCTACTGGTCCTGCTGGCCCCACAGGGGCTACAGGTGCAGACTCGACAGTGCCAGGGCCAACTGGGCCGACAGGCCCTGCCGGTCCGACTGGGGCTACTGGTGCCGTCGGTGCTACAGGTGCAACTGGCGCTACAGGTGCAACAGGTGCAACAGGTGCTACTGGTGCTACTGGGGCTACTGGTTTAATTTCGTCTTTTGGTTATGAAACGGGTGCTTATTACGGGTACTCTCACAGCTCAACCAACAGCCCAACTTTAACTGCGAATGTAACTTATTATCAGCCATTTTTTATTCCACAAACCATAACCATAGACCGAATAGCAGTTAGGACTGCTGCTACTTTTAGTGGAACTGCCACAATGAGACTTGGTATCTACAACATGGCTAATGGAGTACCGTCTACCGTAGTTTTAGACGCTGGCACTGTGTCTTGTACGGCATCAAATACGACCTATCAAATAACAATAAGCCAAACTCTTACGGCTGGTTGGTATTCTTTTGCAGCAAATACTCAAACAGCAGCAACAACCAACAGTTTTATTGCTCCAGGTATTTCGCTGGCAAGAGGTGTTTTAATTGGTTGGGCTTCAACATCTGCTACAGCCGCTAGTTGTTTTAGTCAAACAGGCGTAACTGGTGCTTTTGCAACAGCAACGGGAACTGCAAGAGCCAACGAAAACTTTGTACCTAGTTTGGGGGTAAGAATCGCATGAGCAGAATAGTTACCTTTGGTCTTGGTGGTTACTGTGAGAACTGTGACGAAACCCACGACCACCCGCTACACAACATCATTGAAGACATAGAGATACCAGACCCACCAGGCACGGACTCAGACGAACCTTTCTAATGCTTGCATAAATGTTTGCAATGTGTAACAATCACACAGCCAAACAAAAGGCACACGAAAGGAACCCGACATGACATTCGACGATCTACCGCTATTCCGTAGCAGTGACCCAACCACTAGCCGCGACGGCGCAAAACACGTAATGATCCGCAGAACAGGCCAACTAGCCACACTGCTCATCTGCTACGCAGACAGCCAAATCGGCATGACCGACGAACAAGCAGGCATACGCACAGGCATGGCATCCACCGGCACTGGCTACTGGAAACGATGCAGCGACCTACGCCGGCTAGGACTCATCGAGTACACAGGCACCACCCGCCTAACCAGCGCAGGAACACCCGCAATGGTCTGCACCATCACCGCCTACGGCATCACAGAAGCCCACAGATTGCGTCAGGAAGCCATATGAGCGTCGATGCCGTGTTCTGGTGGTCAATGACCTACGGAACCGTACAAGGGGCATTGCTTACAATTACCCTGCTGTGGTGGTGGAACCACAGATGACCATCCTGCCCACTTACATCTACGATGCCCTATTGTCAGATGACCGACTAACACTGGTTCAAGTCTTTCGAGACTTCGAAACAGGTCTGATACTGGAAGCCGCCGTGTGCAAACGCGACGAACCACACTCCAGTTGGGGACCGCCAATCAGGACACGACAGGTTGATTAGACGAATCATGCTCACAACAGCAATACTCATCGCAAGCACAGCTGCGCCGGCAAAAGCAGAGTGGGGACATCCCATGCCAAAAGCCTGGTACATCAAACTTGCTCAATGCGAAACTGGCAACAACACCAGGCACTCAACTAGATCGTATGTCACTGCCTTTGGCATTTACCGACGCACTTGGGATAACTGGAACAACACACCAAACCGCAAAGCCCATTTGCTTACATTTGCACAGCAAGCACGTGGCGTAGATCGCATCGCCTACCACGGCCACACCGAAGGCGGAAGATATCGCCATCCGGTTTCGCTTTACGGCTGGGGTGCCATTAAAAACAACTGCAACGGCCTCAATGACGACCTATGCAAATCTAGACACCCGCTTGTGGTAAAAATAAGACGTTGCAAATAGTTTGCAAACAGACAAAGGAACAGAAATGAAAAACCCGACCGACAGACACGACATCACAATCGCTGTACGAATTAAAGCAGACGACTACGCACTCCTCTGCAACATGATTGGCGACCTAGGTTGCAAACGAATGTCAGATGTCATTCGCCTATGCCTAGAACCAGCCATCGCAATCTTGCGTGAAGACGCAGCAGACAAAGCAAAGCGTGAAGCAGCCAAAGCAAAGCGTCAAGCAAAAAAGGTAGGCACCAATGTTGCACAGTGAAGCAATGCAAATACTCGGCATGTTGGCCGTCAAACTCGAAGCCCAAATGCGCTTTGACGAATGCCAAGCCGTCGAATATGCCATCAGCAAATTGACCGCGCCGGCGAAAGACCACCCCAGTGCCCTGGCACAGGCAATCTTCGAATCAGCACAGCAAGCGTCAGACATGTATAACAAAGGACTGATCTGATGGACAACGGCACACTCAAAGACCACCTAGAAGACATCATCATTGAACGCAATGAGCTGCTACGCCGGCTAGAAGACGCAAACAAAACCATCAGGCGCTTAGAAGCAGAACTCGACAGGTTAGAAAGAATGGGCCACCGTGGCATTTGACATTTCCGAATACGTCGATGTACGCCACCGCCTAGAACTAGCCCTACTAGACCACCCTGATTTGCGCGTCATAGAAGACCCGCCAGTGCTCATCACCATTGGTGAACGCATATACATCCAATGCGCCGTGACAGTGTTTCGAGCACACGACGACCCAACACCAACCCATGCGTACTGTTGGGAAGTGTGGCCTGGGCGTACACCATTCACCAAAGACTCAGAACAAATGAACGGCGCTACAAGTGCCCTGGGCAGAGCTTTGGGCTATATGGGCTTTGGCATCAAATCAGGGCTTGCCAGCGCCGATGAGGTACGCACAGCCAAAGGCAACACACATGATCCACGTGACCACCAAACCATCCATGAATCATCAGTGACATACCTACCAAAGGTCAAACGAAACAACGATGACGCCTGCACAGAAAAACAACAGTCATACATCATGGCCCTCACCAAAAAACACAAACAAACACCACCAGACTTCCTCAACCTCACCAAGACACAGGCAAACGACATAATCGACCATCTAAAGAGCCTCGAATGAAAATAACCATCTGGTACCTATCACTAATCGTTTGCAGTGCCATACTGCTCAACCGCTGGTTCAAAGAATAAAACGCCGGCCACAACTGAATATTGCTGGTCCCCCTAGGGGCTAAGTCATGAGTGAAGTTTCATAGTTTCTCAACTCATTAGCCAGCACCCATGGCCTCGTAGGGAATTGCACTCTGCAGGTGGAATACACGGCG